ATGCGATTGTGTGGATTCGGGAAACCCGGGGCGTGGATTTGCGTTGGTGGCAGCGGCTTGTTATTTGTCGCCTGTTGGAGCATGACGCGGACGGGCAGTTGATTTGGTTGGATGCGATTGTGTCGGCGGCCCGTCAGGTGGGTAAGTCGGTTCTTTTGCGGGAATTGGCTTTGTGGCGGCTGCATTCGGCGGAGCTGTTTGGTGAGGAACAGCTTTTGATGCATACGGGTAAGAACATTCCGATTTGTCGTGAGGTGCAGCGACCGGCCCGGGTGTGGGCGCGGGAGCGTATGGAGGGTTACACCGTTTTGGAGGGGTTGACCCGTGAGGAGATTGGGACCCCGGACGGGTCACGGTGGATTCTGAGGGCCGCTAATGCGGTGTACGGGTATGCGGTCACCATGGGGCTTGTGGATGAGGCGTGGGCGGTACGGCCTACGGCTATCGAGGACGGCCTAGAGCCGACTCTTACGGAGCGGGCTAACGCGCAATTGGTGATGTTTTCTACGGGGCACCGAATGGCGACCAGTCTCGTCCCGTTGCGGCGGGCGGGGGTGATGGCCGCGTGGGGGGCCCCGGCCGTGCGGACCCTGATTGTGGAATGGTCCGCGCCCCGGGATACGGCTTTTGATGATCGGGAGGCGTGGCGCATGGCTTCCCCTCATTGGACTCCGGGCCGGGAAAGGCTGTTGGAGTCCAAGCTTGCCCGGGCACAGATTGGCCATTCGGCGGACCCGGACGAGGACGACGCCCTGGAGTCGTTTCGGTCGCAATTCCTGAACGTGTGGCCACGGCGGGACCTGTTGGCCAGCACGAAGACGGAGCCGTTGGCGGGCCGGGATGCGTGGGCCCATGCGGCGGACCTGTATGCGGCCCCCCCGGACGGGAAGGCCGTCACGGTGGCGATTGAGGATTATTTCGGTTTGGGGGCGGCGGGGGCGGCCGTGACGGAGCTAGAGGACGGGCGGCTGTTGGTATGGGGCGGACTGTTCGCATCCCGCGCGGACGCTTACGCATGGGGAGCTTTCACCGTTGGGACGCGGCCACATTCGCGCGTCATCGTGGGCGGCTCTCTGGACACGGGGGAGGCGGGGAAGGCCATTCCCCGCGCGGTAGAGGTGTCGCGGGCCGGTACGGCACAAACGACGGCGGCTCTTCCTTTGATGCGGTCCCTGTTGCGGGCGGGCCGCCTGGCCCATTCGGGGGATGAGGAATTGGCTTTGCAGGTCCGTACCGTGCAATTGGTCCCAACCATGGCGGGAGGCCTGGGGGTGGCACACCGGGGCATCCGGTCCGATTTGCTCCGCGCGGCGGGGTGGGCTTTAGCCGACCGTGCCCGGCCGATTGCCGAACCTATGGGGTTTTATGTCTATTGAACGTGTAGCCCGGGCGGCCCGTCGCGGACGTGGCCCCCGTCGTACGTTGGCCAGCTCGTCCACAACGGGCGGGGTTTCTCCGGCTAACCGGTGGGCTTTCTTGACGGGGGAGCCGTACCCGGACGGGCCGCTTCCGGCCGGGGAGCATGAGGCCATGGGGCTTCCCCCGTTCGGGCGGGGGGTGGCCCTGTTGTGCACGGCCATTGCTGGCACGGAATGGCGGGCTATGAGGTGGGACGCCGATGCGGGGGTATATCTCCGGGTGGAGGAACAGCCTGCCGTTTTGACGGAGCCGTGCGGCATTGCTGGCCCTACCCCGTGGGATTACCGGTGGGCCGCAATTGAGGATTTGATCCTGTACGGAAACCATTTCGCGGAGTACGGGGAACTGGATTACCGGACGTTGCGGCCGGGGTCTCTGGTCCCCATTCCCGCGCATGACGTGGGAATCCTGACGGACCCGGAGACGGGCCGCGTGTGGTGGACCGTGGGCGGGGTGATGCGGGACACGGACGAGCTGTTGCACGTGTCGGCCGGTAACCGGTCCGGGGAAATCCTGGGGCGGGGTGTGTTGGCCCAATATGGGGAATGGTTGGGCGGGACGGTTGCGGCCGAAGAGCACGCGGGAGCCTATTTCGCGGGTGGGGCTTTGCCCCCGGCCGTGCTGCAATCCCCGACGGTGCTCACCCAAGGACAGGCGGCGGAGCTAAAAGCCAAGTGGCGGGAAATGACCTCCACCCGGGAGCCGGTCATTCTGCCTAACGGCTACGTGTTGACTCCGGTTGTGTCGGATGCAGAGTCCGCGCAATTGGTGGAATCCCGCCGATGGAACGCGGCGGCCGTGGCCATGATGCTTGGCATCCCCTCGCACAAGCTGGGACTAGCTGGCCCGTCCATGACGTATCAGAACATTGAATCGGCGGACATTGATTTCGTCCGGGATTCGGTGGACCGGTACGGCGGCCCGTTGGTGGCGGCTTTTACGAAGTGGCTCACTCCCCGGGGGACGGTTGTGCAATGGAATTACGCGGGTCGGATGCGGGCCGATGCGGCCACGACCGCGTCTGTGGTGGGGAGCCTGGTCACGTCCGGTTTGCTCACCGTCGATGAGGGCCGCGCCATGATCGGCCGCCCCCCGTTGCCACCGGCCGAAGAGACGGAAACCCCCGCAGACGACACAGAACAGGCCCTAGGAGACCCGGGGGCCCCTTCCCCGGCCCCTGGTGCCACCGGGGCCCCCGAAGCCCCGGAGACGCTTACGCCGCAGGAAGTGAGATAGGACCATGGCCGAACTGATTATCGAGAGGGCCGCCGCACCGTTGGAGCCCACGGGGGACGGGTGGACGGTAGAGGGTTTGGCCGTGCCGTACGGGGTGGCTAATCCGGTCTCGGATGACGGCGGAGCTACGTCGTACCTAGAGGCATTCACTCATGGCGCGTATTCCCGCGACTGTGCCAAGGGGGGCCGGTGGGTAAACCTCATGGTGGGCCATTACGGGGACGACGGGGACCGTTACCTAGGCCGTTGTGTGGCCCTGGCCGAAGAGCCCGGGGGGTTGCGGGCCGCTTTCCGCCTGGACCGGACCCACCCACAAGCCGAAGCCGCACGGGCCGGGGAATTGCGGGGTTGGTCCGTATCGGCCCGGGTCTACCGGTCCCGTTCCATTACGGAGCCAGACGGCCGGGTCGTGATTTACCGGGAGGTGTGCGGCCTTTCCCATGTGGCGGCCACCCCCCGGCCGCAGTACGCGGGTGCCGGGGTGTCGGTGGCCCGTGACCATGAATTTATCGCGGGCCCATCCCCGACCCCTCGCCTGGACGAAATCCGGGCCATTCTCGAAAGGTTGAATCGTCCATGAGCAATTGGGAGCTGTTCCTTACGATCCTGGCCGTAGCCGTCGTCATGGTCCTTTTCTTGCTGGCAATGCGGCGGCCGTGACCCTAGAAGTGGACCCGGCCACAACCTCCCGGGTGGAGCTAGAGCCGTACGGGGCCAAGCTGGCCCGGCAGGGACGTACGGCGGACGTGGAAACGATCCGGGCGGAATTGGCCGCCCGGGTATGGCAGAACCACAATCCCTATGCGAATGGTTGGCCGTTGCCAATCCGTAAGCCCCCCGCGTAATCTCCAATAGCGAAGAGCCGCCACCCGGCACCCCGTTACCCGCCACCCGGCCCACGAGCCGCCACCCGGGAACGGCATAGGTAAGCCGCCACCCGGCCGAAGAGGACAAACACTTTTCGGAAGGGGTGCCCCCCATGGGCGCATATCTGGACCGGCTTAACAGCCAGTACGACGAAATTCGGGCCGGGATTGATGGGCTCGTGAACCGTGCGGCCGATGAGAACCGCGACGTTACGGACGATGAGGCCAAGCAGGTTAACCGGGATAAGGACCGCCTGGACGAGCTGGAAAAGGCAATCGCCCATTACTCGTCCATGGAGTCGCAGGCGGGAAAGGTTCAGGCTCTCCGGGCCACCGTCCCCCCGACGACCGTGACGACCCGTATTCAGGACCCGGAAGACACGTACGACATTGCCCGGGAGTTTCCGACCGTGGGCGACTATGCCATGACGGTCCACCGGGCCACGGCTCTTAAGGACCCGGCCGCCCGGGAAAAGCTGGACCGTGCCACGGCCCATCC